CTTCTAGTAATAACAAAGGTATTATAGTTAATCTAAAACCAGGAGATATGTTAGTTTATAGAGGTATGGAATTAGAGCATTGGAGAGAAGAATTTCAAGGAGATAACTGTGCTCAAGTATTTTTACACTATAATGATCAAAAATCTAAAGATGCCAATCAAAATGCAAATGATAGAAGACCGCATTTAGGACTTCCCGCTTGGTTTAAAAAATGATATAGTTCTTAGATGGAGGCTGTACTCCACCATACCTACAGCCTCCTTTTAAGGATTATTTATGAGTTTAGGATTTGACGCAATATCAGCATTACCATTCGCTACATCAGGACCTGATAATAGTGTAGAGGTACAAGTATCTAAAAATGCATTAACTATTACAATTGGTAGTGTAGGTATTATTGCAGACGCTGTTACAGAAGATACTGATCCAAATAGACTTACATTAGGTCTTGGTACTTTAACTATTACCGCTGATGCTAATCATACAGTTTCAGGGAATGCAGTATCTTTAGGATTAGGTGCATTTACTATTAATATTGACACTAATGTTACGCCTTCTGGAAACTCGTTGACCTTGGCTACTGGAAGTGTTACAGTATCAGGAGCAGCAAATGTATTACCTACAGGTTCTGGTTTATCATTAGATACAGTAGAACCAGGAGTTATTACGTGGAACGATATAATACCAGGAGCAACAATGGTTTGGACACCAATAAAACCGTACTAATATGGCATCAACTTATTCAACAGATTTATCATTAGAACTCGTAGCAACAGGAGAAAAAGCTGGTCTATGGGGTGCAATTACAAATACTAATTTACAATTATTACAAACAGCAACATCAGGTTATATAGAAGTAACTTTAAATTCTGGTACAACTACATTAAGTTTAGCTGATGGATCATCAAGCGCAAACGGTAAAAATCTTTACATAAAAGTTATAGGTACTTTATCCGCTAATGTTAGTTTAGCAATGCCCGCTTCAACAACAGGTGGTAATTCTAATAGAGTATTTTTTGTAGAAGATGGAACTACTAGAGGTGGAGCTGGAGACAGTTACACAGTAACTTTATTAACAACAGGTCAAAGCGCAGGAACTCAAGTTCCTCTTCCAGAAGGTGCAACAGCTTTAGTTTATTCTAGAGGTAGTGTACCCGCAACAACATTAGGTATGTTACAAAAAGGAATGACTTCTGTAACTGCAGCAAGTAAAACTACTTATACGGCAGTTGCCGGTGATCAAATTGTAGTAGACACAGTTGCTAATCCAGTTACAATTACATTACCAAGTTCACCCGCTGTTGGCGATGAAGTAACAATTATGGATGGTTCAGCATCAAATGGTTTTGCAACAAACAATGTTACAGTAGGTAGAGGTGGTTCTAAAATAGAAGGTGCTACTTCTGATGATACTCTTGCTACTAATAATCAATGTGTAACTTTAGTTTTTGCTAACGCCGCAAAAGGTTGGCTATATAAATCAACAAATCAATAGGAGTAAATAATGCTTACTAAAATTAAGTTTGCTCCAGGAATAGACAAACAAGACACCGCTGTAGGAGCAGAGGGTCGTTGGGTTGATTCAGACAATGTTAGATTTAGATATGGACTACCAGAAAAAGTTGGTGGTTGGCAATCATTACTTACAGACACTTTAGTAGGTGTAGCTAGAAAACAACACGCATTTGTTGATAAAGATGGCAATAGATATGTAGCCATTGGCACAGACAAATTTTTAATTATATATTTTGAAGGACAATTTTTTGACGTTAGTCCACTTGCAACAGCAATTACTAGCGCAACTTTTACTTTTAATGCTACAACAACAGTAACGTTAACTACATCAGCAACACACAATATAAGTGTGGGAGATATTATTCGTTTATCAGCAACAAGTTTACCAGGTGGTACAACAGGAGTTACTACAGCTACTTTTAATGATATTAACTTTCAAGTTTTATCTGTACCTACTTCTACAACTTTAACTATTCAAGCAGCAACAGCTGGCTCATCTTCTTCAGGCGGATCAGTTACCATTAACCCTTTTGAAGTAGTAGGTCCTGCTGCTCAAACTTATGGTTATGGTTATGGTATTAGTCAATATGGTGGAACTGTACAAGGAGCACAGACAACAACTTTAAATGGTAGTTTAAATGCTGATACAGCCGGTACTGGTGGAACGGGGACCGCGGTTACAGTTGTGAGCACAACAGGATTTCCTTCTGCAGGAACTATTGCAATAGCTAATGAATTAATTACATACACATCAAAAAGTTCAACACAGTTTTTAGGTATTACTAGAGGTGCAAAAGGTACAGCAACTACTGGTACATCTAATGGTCAAGCACATTCATCAAGTGACACAGTTACCAACGCATCAGAGTTTAGTGGATGGGGTGATGCAGTTGATGCAGGAACTATTACGCTTGAACCAGGACTTTGGTCATTAAGTAATTTTGGTGATGTATTAGTTGCAACGATTGCAAATGGTAAAACATTTACTTGGGACTCTTCTATTGCAGCAAGATTATCGACAAGAGCTTCTACAAGCACATCAGGATTTTTAACAACAAATAATCCTACAGCTACAAGAACAACTTTAATTTCACCAACAACAAGACACTTAATTCATTTTGGAACAGAAACAACAATAGGCACACCATCTACACAAGACGATATGTTTGTAAGATTTTCTGAAGACGAAGATATAAATGCATATACTCCAGAAGCAACTAACACAGCAGGTACACAAAGACTTCAAGATGGTACAAAAATTATGGGATCTTTGGTTGCAAAAGAAAACATTTTAGTGTGGACTGACAATGCACTATACACAATGAAATTTGTAGGTGCACCATTTACATTTGGTTTTGAACAAGTGGGAACTAACTGTGGATTAATTGGTAAGAATGCACCTATTGAGATTGATGGTGTAGCTTACTGGATGGGTAATAATGGTTTCTTCTCGTTTGATGGTACAGTTAATACTTTACCTTGTAGTGTAGAAGATTATGTTTACGATGATGTAGATACAACTAAAGGACAACAAGTAAACGCTGGTATTAATAATCTATTTACAGAAGTTGTTTGGTGGTACCCATCTGCAGGTTCAGACTTTAATAATAGATATGTAGTTTATAATTATGGAGAGACAGGACAAGCTACTCCAATGGGTAACTGGTACACAGGTACAAATACAAATTCTATAAGAACAACTTGGATTGATTCGTTAGTATATCCTAAACCTTATGCAACAGCATTTAAAGATTCTAACACAGGAACTTTTCCTGTAATAAGTGGTGAAACAGGACTAGGTCAAAGTATATTATTTGAACACGAATCGGGAACTGATCAAGTTAATCCAGATGGTAGTGTAACTACATTAACATCTTTTATACAATCATTTAGTTTCTCATTACAAAAAGATCAAGCAGAAGTATTTTTAGCGCTTAGAAGATTCTTACCTAACTTTAAAGTATTAACAGGAAACAACCAAGTAACTTTATCTATAAAAGATTTTCCAGCGCAAGATGATATAGAAACAGCTTTAAGTCCTTTTATTATTGACTCTTCTACATTAAAAGTTGACACTAGGGCTAGAGGAAGATATGCAAATATAAAGATAGAAAATACTGGTGTAGGTGAATCTTGGAGATTTGGTACATTCCAAGTAGATATACAACCAGATGGAAGGAGAGGATAATGACTAAAATAGCAGTAAGATTACCAGAGCCTAAAAAAATATATACAGAAGATAACCAAAGACAAATTAACAGAGCTCTAACTAATATTATTGAACAGTTAAACTCTACATACTTAACACAATTAAAAGAAGATTCAGAAAGGTTTACTTGGTTTAATGGCTAATATATATAAAAAAGTAAATGACGATTTAATATCTGGTACTCAAAAAGATGTTTATACAGTACCTAGTAATACTAGAACTTTAATAAAATCTATTCACATTTACAATGAAGGTGCTGGAAGTGCTGTTGTTATAATTAAAATTAATTCAGGTGGTGTAGATTATTTTTATGGTAAAAAAACTATAGCAGCAGATGCTACTGACGAATTTGTTGTTAATATATTAGTGTTACAAGAGAACGATGTATTAAAAATGTTATCAGATATTACTGGACCAGATGTAACCGTTAGTTTATTAGAAACAAACAGAGAGGATAGATAATGCCGTTTATAGAAACAGAAGCTTCAGTTAGGTATGATATAATTAATGGTAAAAGAGTACCAGTAATTACACCTAAATGTGAGGTAACTTTAACTAATACAGAAACAGGTCAAGAATATATGTCTGACGCAGAAGCATTAGCAGATGTGCAAAATGCTAGTACAGATACTAAGGCAGAACATATAAGAAGAGACGTAAATGTGACTGTAGAAGAGATAAAAATAGGCGCTGACTTTAATATCAGCGATTGACGAATGTATAAAAAACTAGTAAATTGTGTGATACTCGCCTATTTACAAGTTTTGCGTACTTGCTTTAACAATAACAATATAAAAAGAAACTATGGGATTCTCACTTAGTAGCATAACCAGACCATTTAAAAGAGCAGCAGAAGCTGTAACTAAACCTTTTGCAAAGGTTACTAATAAATTATTACCAAACGAATTAAGATTCTTAGCACCTTATGCAGCTGGTATTGGTACGCTTATGTTACCTCCAGGAATGGCACCATACTTAAGGGCAATGTCAGCAATGGGATTAAATACTGCTGGACAGATTGCAGCGGATGAAAGTGCAACCGGTGAGATAGATGATATAAATAAACTATCAACGTTATTATCAGGTGGAATTGGATACTTAGGTGCTTCAGATGTTACAGGACCAGATGGAATAAGAGAAGGAATAGTAAAAGGACCTGATGCATCTTTAGCTGATATTGGAGAAGGAACTATAGCTTCTGATTATTCAGGAGGTGTAGGATTTACACAAGGTGCAGAAAATGCAGCTAGAGAAGGAGTAGCAAGTTTATCTGAACTTGTACAGGGTGGAAGACAAGATTTAGTTAATTTAGGAGCAAACCCAGCAAATATATTTAAAAAAGAAGGAGCTAAACAAGCAGCAAAAGCTTTAGGTCCAACAGCAACTTTAGGATCAGGTGACGTGGCTTACGAAGCGGCGATAGATGCACGAGATGCATATGAACGAGCAGATTTAGAAGAACAAAGACAAATGGACGAAACGACGACAGCTGACGAAGAAGAGAGA